GAATTGTACCTATTAACGAAGATAACATGTGTGTTTGGGGGTGCGTGGACGTTGATCAGTACCCGCTGGACCACAAGCTTCTTGTGGAGAAAATACGGAAGCTCAAGCTTCCGCTTATTGTGTGCCGATCAAAATCCGGCGGGGCGCATTGTTTTTTGTTCACCACGGCTCCTGTAGACGCAAAGGATATGCAGGCTACGTTGCAGAACATATCGGCGGCACTGGGTTATGGCGGCAGTGAGATATTCCCCAAGCAGGTAAAACTTAATCTAGACCGCGGGGACGTTGGTAACTTCTTAAACCTTCCATATTATGATGCTGAAGACGGCCTGCGCTACGCAATTAAAGACGACGGTACATCCGCTACGTTGCAGGAATTTTTTGATTTACATGACACGTATAAGCAAACACCCGAGCAGATAATAACACTTCAGCTAGACGAGCAACAGGAGAGCACTCCGATAAAAGACGGGCCGCCCTGCTTGCAGATTTTGGCTAAGAGCAAGATATCTGAAGGTGGGCGTAACAACGGTCTTTTTAATCTGGGAGTATATCTAAAGAAGGCATACCCCGACAGTTACGAGTCAGAACTACTTACTTACAATATGACGTATTTAGACCCGCCGTTACCGTTGAGCGAGGTCAATATTGTAGCAAAGCAGCTAGACCGAAAGGACTATGCTTATAAGTGCTCTGACGCGCCGATTAGTTCACATTGTAATAAAGAGCTTTGCCAGACCAGAAAACACGGCATCGGGGCCGCGGCCCTTGGCGCTTCTATAGCTAATTTGCGTAAGTATAATTCCAACCCGCCCGTGTGGTTCTTGGACGTAAACGGAGAGCCGTTAGAATTAGATACCGAAGCTCTAATGAGTCAGCCCGTATTTCAGAAGGCTTGTATGGAGCAGCTAAACTTTATGCCGCGCAGTGTAGCCAAGCCTGTATGGGAAGGGCGCATTGGCGGTCTTTTGTCGGAGATGAGCGACAACGAAAGCGCCATCATAGAGGTTGCAGAAGACGCCAGCATTAGCGGCCAGTTCTACGATTACTTAGAAGAGTTTTGCGTCCATCTACAAAAAGCGAACGATAAAGAAGAAATATTGCTCAAGCGTCCTTGGACAGATGATGAAGCAGGGATCACGTTGTTCCGGCTAAAAGATTTTGAAAACTTCCTAAAGCGTAACAAGTTCTTTGAGTACAAGGCTCATAAGATAGCTCAACGTCTACGGGATCGTGGCGGGGAAAGTAGGCTGATTAGAATTAAAGGCAGACCAGTCAGAGTCTGGCAAATACCTTCTTTCGACACAGCGGAAATTGAATTTGCAACACCCAGCTTTGGCGGGGGAAAATCGGAGGCACCTTTCTAATGTTAAAAGCAGATGGTTTTAATGATGCGTTTATTGGTGTGGCAAGCAGAAGCGGCCAGCCGGATATAATCGCCTACGACTTTGATAGATGTGTCGCGGTCCTATGCGAACGTGACCGCATGGAGTTCGACGAAGCAGTGGAGTTTATGTACTTCAATGTCGTAGACGCTTGGGTTGGCGACGAAACCCCTATTTTTGTAAAGCTAATGGGCAGCATAGAGGATATTACCGATGAAGAACACGGCGCGTAATGAAGAAGTTTACCACAAGCGTGTGGTAGAAAAACGTACCCTGCAATCTGTGGCAGATGAATATGGTATCACGCGCGAGCGTGTCAGGCAGATTGTAGCAAAGATAGATAAGAAAGCTTTGTGGGAAGCGGCCCGCGCATCACGGCCCTCTCCGCCTAGAACAATGAAAGATATCTGGTGGAGCCGACGCGCTTACAATTGCCTTTATAACGAAAACCTATTGCAATTTAGCCCTGACGATTTTGTAGAGCACATGAGCCACCACAGATTAATGTGCCGGATCCCAAACATGGGTAAAAAAACTGTAGAAGAAATTTGTAAAAGGCTGGAAGAAAATGGACAACAAGATATTTCGCATTTACGGTCCGCCCGGAACGGGGAAAACCACCGCGCTTCTTAACAAAGTGGATGAGGCTCTGTCCCGTGGTGTAGACCCCGCGCATATCGGCTACTTTGCTTTTACCAAACAGGCGGCTAACGAAGCCATTGAACGCGCTTGTACTAGGTTTAACTTCGAGCCTGTTCAGTTGCCGTGGTTTAGAACGCTGCATAGTTTTGCGTTAAAGCTGTCGGGCATTCGGCCCGAACAAGTTATGCAGCCGGAGCATTATAAAGAGTTGGGGCATGAAATCGGATATGACCTTGTCGGCAATAGAAACGGCCTTGGCGGGGAAGAAACTTTCGACCTAAATAAAAACAATAACCCAATAATCAGCCTGTTGAATTTAGCTAGGCTCCGCAAAGTTGATCTTCGCCAACAATACGACGAGAGCGGCTTAGACGACCCGTGGTCCACGGTAAAGTATGTTTCAGAATGCATGACTGAATATAAGAACCGGTTTGATCTGTACGATTTTACCGACATGCTGGACGTGTTTGTACGAGACGGCGCACAGTTTTGCCCACGACTGGCAATTACGTTTATTGACGAAGCGCAAGACCTATCACCTTTGCAGTGGGACGTAGCGCACGTTTTAGAAAAGCATTCCGACCGCATCTATTGCGCGGGAGACGACGACCAAGCTATTTATCGCTGGGCCGGTGCAGACGTAGAACACTTTATTGGACTGAATGGTGGTTACGAGGTGCTAGAGCAATCTTACCGCGTACCAGCGTCCGTACATCCATTAGCTGAAGGCATTGCTAAACGCATTAAACGTCGCGTAGCAAAAACCTACTTGCCTAAACTGGACCACGGCTCCGTGCAGCGGATACCTACCACCGGATATATTAGTTTTGAGAAAGGTTCGTGGCTCGTGCTAGCCCAAGCTAATTATTTCTTAGACGCCGCTGCCCAAGACTTAAAAAGTCGCGGGTTTCTGTTTAACCGTAACGGGAATCGGTCAATATCAGAGAAACTGAGTGAAGCCATCAATGGATGGGAACAACTACGTAAGGGTCAAAGAATTACAGGAGAGGCTGCACGAGCCATTTACAGTTATATGTCAGTTGGCGACAGAGTCAAGCGCGGATTTAAAAAATTGCCTGCTTTAGATGATGATGAATTAGTTAACTTGGAAGAGTTGACAGTTAACCACGGCCTAAAAGCCACTATAGAAATGATATGGCATGAGGCTATGGATAAAATTCCTAGCGGTGAACGTGCGTACATCACGGCTCTTTTGCGGCGCGGCGAGAAATTTAATGCCATTCCACGTATTGCGCTGTCCACGATCCACGGCTCTAAGGGCGGCGAAGCCGACAATGTTGTGCTATACACCGACTTGTCTCCCGCAGCGCAAAAAGCTTCAGAGGCAGCACCTGATGATTTACACCGAGTGTTTTATGTAGGGGTCACTCGTACTAAACAAAACCTTTATTTAATTGAACCTGAAGATATGAACCGGAGTTATTGGATATGACACTCGTACATTTAATGGAAAAAAGCCTAGTTTGTCCAACTTGTGGCGAACACAACACCCTGCACCATGAAGAAATAACTGTATATGCGCGGGAAGACGACGACGATGTGGTGCAGGTGGTTGAAGTAAACCCATTCAACGGGGATACAAAAACGGTTACCGCGAATAACGGGCAAACAAATAACCCCTCTCTTCGCCGTAATGCTTTGAGCCTCATCCTGAGTTGTGAAACCTGTCCTGTAGGGGAAAAGGTTCACACTTTGCATATTGCTCAGCATAAAGGAGCTACTTTGCTGTGGTGGGCTAAATGAAACGCGAAGAAATTCTTAATAAGGCAGAGAGCCTAGTCAACGGCCCACGGGCCAAAGCCTACGGTGATGCCCATGAAAACCACGAGCGCATAGCCAAGATGTGGTCTGTGCTTCTGGACAAAAAGGTTTCTGTCTCGCAAGTCTACCAATGTATGGTGGCAGTCAAACTGGCGCGGCTCATTGTAACTCCAGAACATGAAGATAGCTGGGTAGATATTTGCGGCTACGGCGCATTAGGTGGAGAGGACTAAGGGTTCGCTTCATCCCGATACAACATTTGGAAGAGTACCTAGACCAAGGCTGGGTGCTTATTAAATGTGGCAAGGAAATGGCTACAGTAAGGAAAGTATAATGGCACTACAGATGACAATGTTCGGTCCCAAGAGTGAGTGGGTGCCACCCGCAGAGTTGCCTGACATCTTTGATGCGAAGCAAATTGCCATCGACGTTGAAACACGCGACCCAAACATCAAAGTTAACGGGCCGGGATGGCCCACTGGAGACGGGGAAGTTGTGGGCTACGCTATCGCGGTAGCAGATTGGGCTGGATACATACCTATTCGCCACCTTGGGGGCGGTAACTTAGATGAGCGCATTGTCAATAAGTGGCTCAAAAAAGTTTTTGAGTGCCCCGCCGACAAGATTATGCACAACGCTCAATACGACGCCGGTTGGATACGTCGTATGGGGTTCAAGATAAACGGGCGCATCATCGACACCATGCTGGTAGCCGCTCTGTTAGATGAAAACCGATTCAGCTACAGTTTGAATGCGCTTTGCTACGACCTGCTGGGTAAGATTAAGACAGAGAAAACTCTGCAAGAAGCTGCCCGTGAGTTCGGCCTCGACCCCAAGGCAGAGATGTGGAAGATGCCTGCGATGTATGTCGGCCCGTATGCTCAGAATGACGCAGAAATAACCCTAGATTTATGGAATTATTTATCCACACAATTAACCAAAGAAGACCTTTGGCATATCGCGGACCTTGAATTAAAGCTTTTGCCCTGCTTGATCGACATGACATGGCGCGGCGTCCGTATTGATCAAAACCGTGTCGAGCGCACTCGTAACATGCTTCTTAAAAGAGAAAAAGACATTGTTAAACAAATAAAGTCTGTGGCCGGTATGGACGTAGAGCTTTGGGCGGCTGCTTCAATTTCTAAAGCTTTTGATAAGTTAAGCATTTCCTACCCAAAAACTGAAAAGGGCGCACCGTCCTTTACAAAGTCTTTCCTGACGGATCACCCGCATGAACTGGCACAACTAATCGTGCAGGCCCGAAACCTGAACAAGACTAGCGGAACCTTCATCAACACAATTATGAAGCACTGCCGGACAGACGGACGCATTCACGGGCACATTAACCAGATTAGGTCAGATGACGGCGGCACGGTTTCGGGGCGCATTTCAATGTCCAACCCAAACCTACAGCAAATCCCCGCCCGCGACCCAGAGTTGGGGCCGATGATACGCAGTCTGTTCCTGCCGGAAGAAGGGGAGCAGTGGGCGGCGATTGATTTCTCGCAGCAAGAACCGCGCATCTTGGTGCATTATGCACACTTATTTAATAAACACCGCGGCGGATCAATGCGGGGCGTAGAGGAGTTCGTAAATGCTTATAGACACGATCCTGATATGGATTTTCATACGATGGTTGCAGAAATGGCGTCGATCAATCGCAAACAGGCGAAGACGATTAACTTAGGCATGATGTACGGGATGGGCGTTAACAAACTTTCTGAGCAGTTAGACATTGACGTAGAAGACGCCAAGAGTCTGGTTAAGCAGTACCATGATCGCGTCCCGTTCGTTAAGGGCTTGATGAACGGTGTTCAGGCACGTTTGAACGACAAAACAAGTGGAGGCTCTGTACGGTCTTTGTTGGGGCGTAAATGCCGCTTTGATCTGTGGGAGCCAGACACTTTTGCCATGAACAAAGCTCTTCCGTACCAAAAAGCCATTGACGAGTACGGCGAGACAACGAGGCTTAAACGGGCATATACCTACAAAGCCCTAAACAGGCTTATTCAGGCGTCCGCCGCAGACATGACTAAGCAGTCTATGGTCAACATGTATGAGCAAGGACATGTTCCACTGATTCAAATCCACGATGAAATAGCTATTTCGGTAAAAGACCGTGCGGCAGCAGAAAATATTGCCAACATTATGGAAAATGCTGTACCATTGGAAATACCAAGTAAATGCGACATAGAGATCGGCCCAAGTTGGGGTGAAGCTAAGTAAGCTTTTTCATGGTGTTCCTCCCTTAAACTGGCTCCGCTTCGGCGGGGCCTTTTTTTCTTGCGTACATACCATATCTCCTATATATTCGCTTATAGAAACGCTATATATGGAGTTTTCCTTAATGGATATAACTAAATGGAAGTCTGTCTTGGTGCCAAT